TGCGCAGCAGCTCGATGAACGAACCGGGGCGGAAGTCGGTGCCGACCAGATCGCCAGCGGCAGAGGCAGAGCCCACGGTCAGGTCGCGGCGCAGCACCTCGTTGGGCACCATGATGCCCTGGGCGGTCTTGCCAGCTTTGGCGGCAGCAGCCTCGGAGCACTCACGCTCGAAGGCAGCGGCTTCCCACAGCTTGCGATCCTGGGGGTTGGCCAGAGCGTTGATGGCGCGCTGGAAGGAGAACTCGCGCACTTCCTTCTCAGACATGCCGATGTCGGAAGCTTTCTCAGCCACAGGCTCAACCTTGGCGCCAATCTTTTCGAGAACAGCAGCACGGGCCTCATCGAGGCTACGGCCACCCTCGATCAGCTGGCGGCCGAGATCAGCCATGCCGTGCTTCTCAGTCAGGGCAGTGATGCCGGCAATGCGGGCGCGCTCAGCTTTGGCAGCCTCAGCAGCCGCTTCAGCCCGCACCGCTGAGATGTCAGGGGTGTTTTCCATCGGAACCTCAGGTTCTGGTTGGGGGGGTGTTGATGCGGCGGTGGCCGCAGGTTGAGCGTCGAGAGCACGCCCGACGCCGACCGTTGGGTCTGCAGGTATGCTAACCACGCTGATCTCGTAGGGAGCCCAGCTGGTAGCGACGAAATCACCGCTGCCGCGTTGCTCCATTTCGTTGATCGCGTAGCCAAAGCTCACATTACGCAAGACGCCATCGCGTACATCTGCGAGCACTTCTTGCGCAAACGCATTACGGCTGAACTTTACCGTGGCATAGCCACGCTTTTTCTCGCCGTCGATCCATGCACGCTCAACAACACCGATCACCTTGTTGGGGTCGTGGTTGAACAGCAGCGGCGCGGAATCGTTAAGGCGCGACAGATCAGCGCTGCGCTCATCATGAGACAGCACTTCATTGCCGAAGTAGCGAGCGACCGGGAACTCGCTGGAAAATGGGAACTCAATCGAACGCTCGTCTTCGCTGACCGTGAAGTCAGCAACCTCGGAGCGTTTCAACAGTTGCCCTTCTAGGTCACGCAATAGATCCATCGGTGTTGTCCGGGTTGTCTGTCACATTATCGGTCGACTCAGCCGGGGTAGTCGCCGGCGCAGGATCTGAGCCAGGGTCGGTGTCAAACTTCAGGTCCAGTGCTTCGGCATCGTCCAGCTCCTGACGGCGTGCGCGCATCAGCTCCTCAATGTCGCCACCCTGTTCAGCCACTACTTCGCTCAGCGTCTTGAAGCCGTTGCGCACAGCCATCGCGTAGGCATCAACCTCCTTGGCTGGATCCACCCATGCCCAACCGCGCGGCATCCATCTCACTGCCTTGTAGCGATCAGCTTGGATCTCGTAGTTCGGCAGCGGCAGCGCGCCGCTCAGCACTGCCATGTCGAGCCACACGTCAAACACCCGTTGGTGCAGGTTCTCGACCAGCCAGTTCTGCAGGATCCGCCAGTGGTCGCGGTCCTCAAGCAGGCTCAGCCGGCTGCTGCTGTAGTTCGTCTGGCTGAAGTCCCGGCTTACCGTCTCGTAGCTGCAGCCGATGCCAGCCGCCATGGCCCGCAGCATCGCCCGCAGGAACGGCTCAAACTGCCCATCCGGTGCATCCAGCTGCGGCACCGTGACGCTTTCGCCAGGCGCCAGATACTTGAACACGCCGGGCTCAAAGTTTGAGACCCGCTCGCCTTCCATCACCTCATCGCCCATCAGCTCACCCTCGGGCGAAGTGATGAAGCCCATCAGTGCGCTGCTCGCCCGTGCCCGCACGATCTCGGCTTGCTCGTAACCGGACAGGTGGTGCAGCCGCTGGATTGCGCTGGCAAACCATGTGATGCCACGCGTCATGCCGGGCCGCTCCATCCGGTAGAGGTGGATCACCTCCTCGGCAGGCACGCGCTTGTGGCGCTGCGTTGAGATCTGCTGGTTGCTGAACTGATAGTCGCCGGGGTGATAAGCCAAGAAGTGGTACGCCACCGGGCGCCCCCAGGTGTCCACCTCGACGCCCATCCTGATCTCGTTGCCTTGCTGGCTGCGGCCGTTAAGGCCGTCATCGAGCAGGTCCGCCTCCAGCACCTCCAGCGCCAGTGGCACAGCCGAGCCGCCAAATGGTTGCTTCACCAGGCGGATGAACACCTCGCCTGACTCAGAGCAGGCCCGCACCGCTAAGCGCTCAATGTCGTGGAACGTCAGCTTGCCGCTGGTGTGGCAATGCTTTGCCTTAGTCCATTGGCGCCATGCGCCCTCAATCGCATCGTTGACGCCAGAGTCCAGCCGTCCACCGCGCAGCATCCGCACCTGCGCCTGGAACGGGATGCCCTGCCCAACGACATTGCCCTCAATCGCACGCAACGCCTGCCGCGCGTAGTCGTTATCGCGGCACAGCTGACGCGCACGATCGCGCAGCTTCTGCGCTGACCCATAAACCTCGCTGTCAGCGCTGGTGTTACCCGTCACCCAGTCAGCTGTCAGCCGGCTGAACTTTGCGCCCTCATACATCCGGCGCCGAATTGGCTTTGTCGGCTCGGGCGTGCCCCGCTGCAGCCAGCCAAGGATTGAGGATCGGATGCCCATCAGAAGCGCACGAACAGGTTATGGGGGTTGCCCAAGCCATTGGCAGCCAAGGCCGCGGCCTGCTCGCGCTTCACCTCAGCCTTCAGTTTGCCTTCCAGCGTCAACAGGTCGGCCAGCTCCATCTTCTTCAGACGCCGGCTGCCGATCGTGTACTCGGCCACCGCACCGCCCGCGACCATCGCGCGGATCGCACCCTGCACCGCGTCGAGATCCTTCTGCGCCTGGCTCCGGCCGTCGAACGCGCCAGGTGTGCCCGTGTAGCTCAGCGCAGGCAGCACATCGAGCTGCCCGGCGCCGAGCGTCACATGCACACCGCTCTTGCGCGCCTCGGCCTGCCAATACCACTGCCCGGCATCAAACGCCGCGCTGGTGGCCTGCGAGATCGTGAACTCCCACCCGGTCCCGTAGGCCGCACCCGTCACCGTCGCGCCTTCGCTCGCGGTGTTGGTTCGCAGGTAGTAGAAGAGCCCCCAGCCGTCGCTGCTGCTGATCGGGTTGCCCAGGTTGTCGCGGCCAGCAACATCCCGCCACTTCACCGTGTCGCCGGCTCTGATCTGGGCAGGGATGTTCACGGCCTCACCAGCTGTTGACGAACGCCGAAGCTCCGGCTCCACCCGATCTTAGGCGCGGCTTGCGGGGCTCAACATCCCCATTCTGCAGGCGCTTCTCCAGCTGGTCCCAGATGGTTCTTCGGTCGTACCGCTGGTACATCAGATTTAACGCCGCGAAGGCGTAGACCAAGCAGTCGAGCGCCTCGTTGCGCGCACTTGGTTTCTTCACCCACTCGCGCACCGGGAAGCCGCCGCGGCTGTAACGCAGCACCTGCTTCTCTGCCGTCAGCTGCTCGAAATACTCCGCCGTCGCATCCATGTGGAAGTGGAGGTAGCCGGCGCCCTTGTCGTTGTGGCGCAGTCGTCCGAAGAGCGTCGTCTTCACAGTGTCGCTGCCCACGGGGTAGACCAGCGCCGAGCGCTTCAGCGTCTTGCCCTTGAAGTTCACGTCCACCTTGCTGGCCTTGCCGATGGGTGGCTTGCCCCGCTGGCTCTGGCCCTTGATGGCCACCACGCCCTGCCGCGCCCGCTCGCGCGCGTAGGCGTAGACCTCGCTGGTGAAGTGACCGCCCGAGTCGATCGCCACCACGTCCGGCCGCAACTTGCCGCCGGTGCCGTGCTGCCACTCGCGCAGCACCACCTCGTCCAGCTGCTTCCACAGCTCAGGCCGGGCCGGGTCGCCGTAGATCTCCTGGTGGTAGATCAACCAGCCTTCCTCCTCTCGGCCCCACGCCCACACGCTCACCGCAAAGCGGTTGTCCTGCACGTCCACGCCCACCGTCAGCGCCAACGCTGCATCGGGCAGCACCTGCGGGTCGTAGTGCTCGCACCGTTCCATCAGGCCATCAGCGCTGATCTTGCTGGCGTAGTCGTCCTCCCACGTTTCGCCCAGCACGGTGTTTACCCAGGTCTTCAGTCGCGGTGCGTCGCCCTTGCTGCGCAGGAAGTCCTCCACCACTTCCTCCCAGCTTTTCCACCCCAGCGGGCTGTAGAGCGATGAGATGTGGAAGCCGGCCGTCTTGCCGTCACCTGGTGCCGTTGCGCGCCACTCGCCGGCCGTCAGCATCCGCGTCTTGTGGCTTTCTGAGAACCGTTCGCAGCAGGCCTCGCACTCGTAGCGGACCGTGCTCGGCTCGTTGTCTTCCCACTTCAGCTGCGGCCATTTCAGCCACTGCATCGCGCCGCAGCAGGGACACGGCACGAAAAAGCGCCGCTGGTCGCTCAGCAGGTATTCCGACTCGATCCGGCTGAAATCCTTCACCGTCGGGGTCGAGGTCATGAAGATCTTTCGCCGGCTGAACGTCGTGCTCCGCCGCTCGGCTAGCGTCACCGGGTCACCCTCGCCGTCCACATCGCTCGGAAAGGCGTCCACCTCATCCAGGAAGATGTAGCGGCACGGCGTCGATCTCAGGCCGGTCGCACTGTTCGCCCCGGTCAGGATCATCATCCCGCCGGGGAACTCCTTCGAAAACATCGTGTTGCCCGAGTCCCGCGAGCGGGCCGGCGCGATCTTTTCCGACAGCACCGGCGTTTCGGTGATCAGGCTTTCCAGCCGCTGCTTGCTCAGCCGCTTCGCCATGTCCACGGTCGGCTGCACCATCAGCATCGGACCAGGCGCGTGGTCGATCACATAACCCAGCCAGTTGGCGCCTCCCTCCGTCTTGCCCAGCTGCGCGCCAGCCATCAGCACCACCCGCTGCACCGGGCTGGTCGTGCTCAGGCAGTCCATCACCTCCTTCAGGTATGGCGTGCGATCGGTGCGCCACGGCCCAGGCTCCGCGCTGGCCTTGCCCGACAAAACCCGATGGCTGTCGGCCCACTGGCTCACCGTCAGGTCCGCCTCAAACCGCAGCGCGTCGCGGCATACCTGCAGCAGCTCGTCAATCGCTGATGGCACTGCCCAAGCCCTCCAAGGCTTGCCCGATCTCCTTCAGCAGCATCGCGTGGATCTTCGCCTGGTCAGTCTCGGCCGCCACGATAGGCGCCACCCGGTCGGGGATGGTGCGCAGGCTGTCGCGCACCGCCATGTGCAGCTTGGCCAGCCGCATCTTCAGCTCGGACTTGTCCACCAGCTTCCCCGATCGCTGGTCAAAGTCCAGCCGCGTCAGCCGCGCCGCGTAGGCCTCGCGGATCGCCCGCGACTGCGCAAACGACGGGATGGCCGCGGCCTGGTTCTGCTGTTGCTGCAGCGATTGGTCGATCGCTGGAGCGCCACCACGGCCCCCACGGTCGGGGCTCTTGGCCGCAGCCACCTGCCGGTCCAACTCCTGCGGATCCGCCACCATCCACTTGCGGCCGTCCTTGCGCACCGCATCGGTTGTGAACCGACCCTGCCCAGCCCATTTGCTCAGCTGCGTGTACTCAACGCCCCGATCCTTGGCGTACTGCAGCAGGTTCATGCGTCGCTCGGGAAGGGTTCGCCGGTCGCCTCCAGCGTGGCGCGCTTGCCCGTGAACTGCTGCCACCGCTTCACGATCACGTCCACATAGACCGGGTTCAGCTCCATCGCGTAGCAGACGCGACCAGCAGCTTCGGCGCCGATCAACGTGCTGCCGCTGCCACCAAACGGCTCAACGCAAAGGCCGCCGCTTGGCAGGCTCGACTTCATGACTCGCTCCATCATCGCCACCGGCTTTGGCGTGGCGTGGCCATGCCGCTCCTCACCTGTCACCCGTGAAAACTCCCACACGTCGCGCATCACGTCATGCGCGTTGTCGAAGTAGCTGCGGGTCTCGCGCTTGAGCTGGTCGTAGTCGCGCTTGAACGCTCGGCCCTTGGCTGCCGTTTGGATCTTGGCGTACTGCTCAGCAGTTGGGAAAGCCCACTGAGAGCGGGTGACCCAGTGCCCACCCATGAAGGTGTCGGTGGCTCTGTTCAGGTCTGCAACCTTCCAGCCGATCGACTTCATTTCGTTTTCTAGGTAGGTGCGCAACGGCTCCCAACCCTCCCAGTAATCGGCAGTGTTCATGTTGCCGATCAGTTGATTGCCCAGCTGAAAGAAAAGGCAGTGCTCACTGGCGACAGGGAACTGGTTCAGCTCGGCTGAGGCCATTCCAGGGATCGCCTTCTTGTCCCAGACGATCTGGTTTCGCAGCTCCATCTTCTCGCTGCTGCCCAGCCCAGCCTTGTACCAAAGCCGCCACAGCTCCGGCGCGTTCCCCCAGATGTAGCCGCTCGCGTTGTCCTCGAGAGAAGGGCGGAAGGTTGCCCACCACTCCATCTGGAAGTTGTCGAGGTCGTCGTTGTAGAGGTTGTCATTGGCCACGCCGTCCGACGCCTTGCCCATGCCGTAAGGCGGGTCAGCGTGCATCAACTGCGCTTTTTTCCCATCCATCAGCCGCTCAACGTCAGTGATGGCGGTCGAGTCCCCGCACATCACCCGATGCTTTCCCAGCAGCCACACGTCTCCCGGCTTGGTGACCGGATCCGCTGGCGGCTCTGGCACCGCATCGGCATCGGCATCCTCCGGCGGCAGCTCCTCGATCTCCGGCAGCAGGTCGGCCAGCTCCTCATCGCTGAAGCCGATCAGGCTCAGATCAAACTCCTGCTCGGTTAGATCCTGCAGCTCCGCCCGCAGCAGGTCGGTGTCCCACCCCGCGTTCAGCGCCAGCTGGTTGTCCGCAAGGATGTAAGCCTTGCGCTGGCGGTCGCTCAGGTGGTCGAGCACCACCACCGGCACCGTCTTCAGCCCCAGCTCCTGCGCAGCCATCAGCCGGCCATGCCCGGCGATGATCCCGTCGTGGCTGTCCACCAGGATCGGGTTGGTGAAGCCGAACTCCACGATCGACGCCGCGATCTGCGCGACCTGCTCCGCGCTATGCGTCCTTGCGTTGCGGTCGTAAGGCTTTAGCCGCTCTAACGGCCACAGCTCGATGCGCTTGGCCATGGCGATCGTGAGGCTGGCGTCTGCCGTCATGCGTTATTGCGAACCTTTCTCATTAGGGCGGTTTGAGTTTTCTCACGCTAGCGGAAAGCCGCGCGCGTGAATTACC